CAAGCGTCTCTACGAAAATCCCTATGGTGAACCGGTACCTAGTGTTACAACTATACTGGATAAAACAAAGCCCAAAGAAAAAAGACAAGCCCTTGCGAACTGGAAAAAACGTGTGGGTGTGGAAAATGCTCAAAAAATAACAACAGAAGCTGCAAATGTTGGCACTATTATGCACAACATGTTAGAGTCCTGGTCCAAAAATGAAGAATATACCGGTGATAATTTGCTACAAGCAAAGCTAATGGCAGAAAAAGTAAAAACAAGTATTCAAGACAATATAGATGAAGTGTGGGGAAGCGAAGTTAATTTGTGTGCAGCAAATTTATATGCTGGCACAACAGACCTGGTTGGTATGTATAAAGGTAAGCCAACTATTATGGACTTTAAGCAAACCAACAAACCCAAAAAGCGTGAATGGATTGACGATTATTTCCTGCAAGGTGCCGCATATGCATTAGCACATAATGAAATGTTTGAAACAAAAATAGAAAGCATTGCAATTTTCATGTGTAGCAGAGATTGCAATTTTCAGCTGTTTGAAGTTGAAGGAAAAGAATTTTATACGTGGGCAGAAAAATGGGGCGAAAGACTAGTAGAATTTTATAGCATGTAGCATAAATACATGATACAGATAAGGTATGTAAAAAATGTCAACAACAATTATTAGCAAACAATTAATTAGAAAAGGCAATCTAATGCAGATGCCATTCTTGTCACCTGGTGAGTTTGGATTAGCAAAAGATGAGCAACGTCTATTTTTAGGTCAAGAACCTATTGTGGGAACACTTAGCACAGTAAACAGTGATGCGACTGTAGCATATGTAGATTTTCCTACAAAATTTAATTCAGCAAGTAAAAGTGTAGATATTGACAAAGCATATCAAAGTTCATATAAAATTGTAATTGTTGATGACCAAGGAGTATCAACAGAAATATTAGCAGCTGATATCAATACTGATAGTAATGGGATGCTTTATTTTCCACATGGATTGGGAGTGGTACCTAGTACAGAAACTTTTACATTTTATTGGAACAAGGAAATTACTAGTTATGTAGATGATGATGGAAGTGCAGATGGATTAAAAGCCGTAGAGCTTACTAAACAAGGTCCTGCAGGAACTACAGAATCTACAAATATTGTCTTTCATAGTGATGTGAAAAATAAAATTTCATTAGAGTATAGCTTAAATATTCCAGCCACAGCTGAATTTAGAAGTGGCACACTGAATATTTTTATACAAGATAACAACACATTTACTATTAAAGACAGTTATGACATGAATGGAGCAGTACTAGATGTAGACTTTAGTATTGATCCTCTTAATAAAGAATTTACACTAATGTATGATACTACATATGTAGGAACCATACTTTTCAACTATATTGAAAAATCTTTTGAAACCCTAACGTCTCTGTAGGTAAAAATGCACGATATTTGGCTTTTGCCACCTCAACAGCGCCTTAAAAAATGGAGAAATTTTAGGAAAGAATTGTCTGACTGTGATACAAAAACAGTCATAAAGGCTTGTCTGGATATGTGGGTATCTGCCCCCATTGCATCAAGATTTTTAGATATACACAATAGTAGCTCTTGGTTAAAGCCTTGGGATCTTGTATGGTCTGGAGACTTTGATGAAGACTCAATTACGCTAGGATTGGCATATACTTTGTATTTGTCAGGAATAGAAAATACTAATATTCTTGTTGTTATAGATGACAAGAAAACATTTGAAAAGTTAATTGTTGTTATTGACAATGAACATGTTTTGCGCTATAGTTATAGTGGTGTCAGTAGTATTGACGTTCTATCTAGTGTAACTATAAAAAATGAAGTAAGAATAAAAGATATAATTTGAGAGATGAAATGAACAAAAAAATAAATGTAGTTAAAAGGGACGGAAGTAAAGAAGAATTAGATCTAGAAAAAATGCACAATGTTGTATTTTATGCATGCGAAGGAATAACTGGTGTAAGTGCTAGTGAAGTAGAGATTCGTAGTCATTTGCAGTTTTATAATGGTATAGAAACAACAAATGTACAAGAAACTCTTATTAAAGCTGCCGCAGATCTGATTAGCGAAGATACTCCTAACTATCAATGGGTAGCAGGTCGTCTTGTTAACTACCACCTGCGTAAAAATGTATATGGTCAGTTTGACCCTCTTCCACTTGCACAAGTAGCACGTAACAATGTGGATCTTGGATATTATGACGAGTGCTTTTTTTCTGTTTATACTGATGATGAAATTGAACAATTAGATAGTTATATCAAACATGATAGAGACGAAAATATTTCATATGTTGGTATGGAACAATTTCGTGGAAAGTATCTAGTACAAAATCGTGTAACTGGTGATATTTACGAAACTCCACAAATTGCTTATATGATGATTTCAGCAACATTGTTCCAAGACTATCCAAAAGAAACAAGAATGAAATATGTAAAGGATTTCTATGATGCTAGTAGTAATTTTGATATTAGTTTGCCTACTCCTATTATGGCGGGATTACGTACACCGCAGAGGCAATTCAGCTCTTGTGTACTTATTGAAACTGATGATAGCCTTGATAGTATTAACGCTAGTAGCTCATCTATTGTAAAGTATGTAAGCCAAAAAGCAGGCATTGGTATTGGTGCAGGTAGCATTCGTGCTATTGGTAGCCCTGTGCGTAATGGAGATACTGCACATACTGGTGTTATTCCTTTCTATAAAATGTTCCAAAGTGCAGTTAAATCATGTAGCCAAGGCGGTGTACGTGGTGGCGCCGCTACATTACATTTTCCTGTTTGGCACTACGAAGTAGAAGATATGATGGTGCTTAAAAACAATAAAGGCACAGAAGATAACCGTGTAAGACATATGGATTATAGCGTACAGTTTAATAAACTAATGTACGAGCGCCTACTTACAGGTGGGGATATTACATTAATGTCTCCTCATGACGTTCCAGGATTATATGAGGCATTTTTTAACGATCAAGATAAATTTAAAGAACTTTACGAAACAGCAGAACGTAATACAAAGATTCGTAAAAAAACGATAAAAGCAAGTGAACTATTTGGCTTGTTTATGGAAGAGCGTAAAAACACAGGCAGAATTTATTTACAAAATGTAGATCATGCAAATACGCATAGTAGCTTTAAAGAAGATATTGCTCCTATACACCAAAGTAATTTATGTCAAGAAATAGATCTTCCTACAAAACCTTTAAGTCATGTATTTGATGAAGAGGGCGAAATTAGCTTATGCACATTAGCAGCTATCAATTGGGGTAATATTAGACATACTAGCGATTTTGAAAGAGTTTGCGACCTTGCAGTACGTGCATTGGATCAATTATTAGACTACCAAAACTATCCAATCATAGCGGCAGAACTTAGCACAATGAAACGTAGACCATTAGGTGTTGGTATTGTAAACTTTGCCTATTGGTTAGCAAAAAACGATATTACTTATCAGTATATCGATCAAGACGGATTAGCATTGGTAGATGAATGGGCAGAGGCTTGGTCATATTACTTAATCAAAGCAAGTGCAAATCTTGCAGTTGAAAAAGGTGCTATATCAGGTGTAAGCGAAACAAAATATGGAGATGGTATTACACCAAATCAAACATATAAACAAGATGTAGACGAACTCGTTCCTCATACTGAACGTATGGATTGGGAAGGTCTACGAAAACAATTAAAAGAAACCGGAATTAGAAACAGTACATTAATGGCATTAATGCCTGCAGAAACTTCAGCACAGATTAGTAACAGTACAAATGGTATTGAACCTCCACGTGCATTTGTAAGTGTAAAGCAAAGTAAACATGGTGTCCTGAAACAAGTTGTTCCTGGTTATCACAAGTATAAAAATAAGTATGATTTGCTTTGGGATCAGAGAAGTCCTGAAGGATATTTAAAGATTGTAGCCGTACTACAAAAATATATAGATCAGGGTATTAGTGTAAACACTAGCTACAACCCTGCATTTTATGAAGATGAAAAGATTCCAATGAGTACTATGTTGCAGCATTTGTTGCTGTTCTACAAGTATGGCGGCAAGCAACTTTATTATTTTAATACCAATGATGGTCAAGGTGAGATTACCTTTGACGAGCAAAACCAAGACGAATTAGCACAGGGTCAAATTGATGACGACGGCTGTGATGCATGCGTAATATAGGAAAAACAACATGTCAGTATTAAACATAAAACAAGAAAAACATCATACACAAGCAAATGCATTTCTAGACGAGGGACTAGGCATGCAACGATATGATGTATTGAAATATAAACAATATGATAAACTTACAGAGAAACAATTGGGTTTCTTTTGGCTTCCTCAAGAAGTAGATGTTAGTAAAGATAGTAAAGATTTTAAAAATCTTACAGAACATGAACAGCATATCTTTACAAGCAATCTAAAAAGACAAATTTTACTTGATAGTGTTCAAGGCCGTAGTCCTAACTTAGCATTACTTCCTATTACAACATTGCCAGAACTAGAAACTTGGATCGAAACATGGGCATTTAGTGAAACAATTCACTCACGCAGTTACACACATATTATCCGTAACGTGTATAATGATCCTAGCAAAGTTTTTGATACGCTAATGGACAGTAAGGAAATTACAGATTGTGCAGATTCTATCAGCAAATATTATGACGATTTAATTGAATATAGTCAATATGTTGAATTACTTGGTTATGGTAAGCACACAGTTAATGGAAAGAAAGTAGAACTAAATGAATATGATCATAAGCGTAAAATCTGGATGTGTCTAAATAGCGTTAATGTATTAGAAGGTATTCGATTTTATGTTAGCTTTGCATGTAGTTGGGCTTTTGCTGAACTTAAAAAGATGGAAGGTAACGCAAAAATTATCAAATTTATTGCACGTGATGAAAATGTGCATCTTGCATCAACACAGTATACATTAACAAAAGTTCTACCTAAGGAAGATCCAATGTTTGCACAAATTGCAAAAGACTGTGAACAAGATATTACTGATATGTTTGTTGAAGCTGTAGAGCAAGAAAAAGAATGGGCACAATATTTGTTTAAAGATGGTTCTATGATTGGTTTAAATACAGAGCTATTACATAGGTATATTGAATGGATCTGTTGTAAGCGTATGACATCCTTAGGTCTTAAATGTCCATATACAACAACACAAGCAAACCCACTACCATGGACACAAAAATGGATTAGTGGATCAGATGTACAAGTGGCACCGCAAGAAACAGAAATTAGTTCTTATGTACAAGGCGGCGTAAAACAAGACGTATCAGAAGATACTTTTAAAGGATTTAGTTTATGACAAGCGTAACAGTTTATAGCAAACAGCATTGTCCTCATTGCGTAAAAGCAAAGGCTTTGCTCGAAAAAATGAATATTGAGTTTGAAGCAAAAATGCTCGATGAAGACTTTACAAGAGAAGATTTAATGGAAGTTGCTCCAACAGCTCGAACATTTCCACAAGTGTTTATCAATGGAAATAATATTGGTGGGTATGAGCAACTTCTTACCTATATTGAAACAACAAATTTTAACGGAACAGGATTTACCTTATGATTATTGAAAAGCCTTATGAAGTAGGCGATGTGATTAGTATTAAATTAACAAGCGGCGAAGAAGTAATTGCTCGACTGGAGAAAAAAGGAACGTCATCTATGACGATTAAAAAACCAATGATGTTAGTATCTGGCGATGGCGGCGGAGTTGGACTTGCACCCTTTATGTTTACTACTGATCCAACGTCTAGTTATAAAGTGCAAATAAATAGTGTTATGGTTACAGTTAGAACTGCAAAAGATGCAGCAGACATGTATACCAAAGCAACAACAGGAATTGTAACAGTTTAATGCCAGGCATATGTCGCGATAACGATGCAGCAGGAGGCGACTTAATTCCAAGTCAATCAACTGTATTTGCAAATAATGAAGAAGTTATAGTGAATGGCGACAATGTGGCTGGGCATGGACTAAGCCCCCATAGCAGTCCTACAATGATAGCAGGATCAGCAAATGTTTTTGTTGGTAATATTGCAGTATGTAATGCAGGAGACAATGCAACTTGCGGGCATTCAGCTTCTGGAAGTGGTAATGTATTTGTGGGCGATGTTGCTGTCACTATTAATACTAATGTGTTTAGTAGGCCTGTTTTTATTAGTCCAGAAGAACAAGTAGAGATCCAAGATTGGACTGATCCTACGCAAGAAGGTTTGGAGTACGGGGACGGAGGTATATCTTCGTCTAGACGTAACAATATAAGTCCAGTGACACAAGAAGCAGGCCCTATTCCAGCACCAGCTTCAGATACAGGAGATGGTGTAGAAGAAACAGCTAGTGAACAACCTAGCAACGAGGACGGCCAATATATTATATGGTTATCTCATGTAGACACTAGAGTTAAGCCGCAGGTTGTATCTAATTTAGAAAATTTAAGCCAAACTGTAGGATATGCACTTACAGTAACAAGTGGCTATAGAAGCCCAGAATATAATTCAAGTGTTGGTGGAGCAAAGAAAAGCCAACACATGCAAGGTAATGCAGTTGATATTGTACAAACCGGCCTTACACAACAGCAACGCCAAGAATTTATTCAAGCAGCAATTGATAGTGGATTTACAGCCATAGGAATATATAATACATTTACGCATATTGATATTCGTGGATCCAAAGTAGCATGGGGCTCTAATGGTAGTAGAACTGGACTACCTAAATATCCTTGGGCGCAACAAGTGCTTGGTAATAACGGATATGCAACCAGCTAAAAAAAATTAAAAAAAGTAACCTTTTTTACTTGACACCTAAGTGTCTTACTGTTATATTAGTAGTGTAATTAAAAGAAGATGGAGTTTAAATCAAATGCGAGCTACTCAATACGCTGACGGTGTTAAGCGTATCAATGCAAAAATAGAAGTGCCTTTAAGTGCTACTGATGTAGGAGATTATATTCTGTGTGCAATAAAGCACCAAAATATTAATCTAAATAAGGTACAACAACTTAATAAAAGACAACTATTTCAACTTGCAAAAGATGAGATACTGGTACTAGGCACAGATAGCCCTACTGAAGCTGTCTTT